TTGTCTAGGTAGTCTCTCCCATTTATTCATTTGATGTCAAAAAAGAATGTTTGTGTGAGTCTGCTTGTTTCTAATGTGTTACCAAATCCAGGAACTATGCTTCTATGATACAATACTTTTCCTCGATATGCAACCAGCCTGTTGTAAATATTTCCCACACTAATATTCCTGTCACTGTTTTTATCTTTGTATATGCCAGTTCCAGAATCTACGATAGCATCAGGAGTCAGATATAATACTGCTGCCCACTCTCCTTGATTCTTTCCCTGACTATCAACGTGAATCCAAGTATGAGTTCCCTCTACACAAGATTGAAAACAGAATGTATCTTGTGTCATATCCCATATAATATTTTTGCAACCTAATGCTTCTTTTAATTTTCTTTCAGTTTCCTCAGCATACTTTCCAGCTGAACGACGAGTTCTAACTCCTGGTACTTTTGGTTGTACTCTGTCAAAATCTAAAGACAAAGCATGAGACCTCAGTCTGTCAGGATCATCAAGAAAATTATCAATAACAACTAGATTACGATCCATTTAGATAGTCTCTTTCACTTTGATAAATTGTGGATGGATTGAATAACAACTCGACACCTTCTCTTACACCGGGAACTAACCACTCGTTTAGATTCTTACAATTATCCCAATTGACAGGTTGAATACAATTCATCACCACTACAGACCAAAAGGCTGTAGCATAATTAACAAAGGTTATCACACAAACAATCCTTCCTTCTTCAGATGATTCAATGTATCCTTAATACCACCGATGTGTTTGTAGTCTAATGCACACTGTGGATACTCAGCATTCACACCGAACTCAGATTCAAATGCTCTTTGAGAGAAGTGATTATTCAATCGATACTCAAGGATGTCAATCTCTAATCTCTTGAGAAGAGAACTTAGTCTCTCACTCTCTTGATTTCCGTTGGTGTAGACTACTGCCTGCATTACTTTTCCTCGTATTCGTATTCAATAACGACCTTTTTAGTGGTCTTACCCACACTATTTTTAGTAGTTATAAGTTTAAGATCTCCTTTAAGTTCTCTTGAGATATCCTGTAGTCTTTCCCAACATACTAAAATACTCATGATCTTCCTCCGATAGCATCCCACATATCCTGAACCATATCCGGTGTTGGTGCAGTTCGTTCATGCATATGTGGATCTATCCAAGTCTTCCATTTGTCTATTCCTTCTTTTGTAGGGACTTCGATTCTCACCATAGTTCCCTCTTCGACAAACTCTTTGTTCATATCAACGTATGTTTGAGGTGTGATCTTATCGAACTCAGTCACTTTCTTATCATTGTGCATTTTTTGATACTGTTCAGCACCTAGGTTGTCTAGAAAATCGTTAGTCACGTTGCCTCCAATCGTCAGGTTTGTCTCGTTGAAACCATTCAACCATGTCATCTGTGTCACTAAATCCCGTTTTATGATTGGATGGGTCGGGATCTCCTAATCCCATCCTATTCATAAAATCATCTAGTGTACCTTCCTCAATATCTTGAGCCCCCTGACGACGTGCCTTCCGTAACATCTCGTTTGCGGTGGTGTTTGCCTTTGCAAGTTTCTGAGCCCACACCATATCGTCAAGTTTAACCTCTTCCCCGTTTGCAATACATTTACAGATGAATTCTAATCGTAGTCTGTATTGGGTAGAAAGCATATGTATTATTCTACTATGAATATTTATTCTTCTGTCTTTGACTTCTTATTAAATCCAAAGGGTGAGTTCTCTTCATCCTCTTTCTCTTTGAGTTGTACCGCAACACCAGCAAGAGTCTCCATGACCTTGATGATATCTTCGGTCTTTGCACCCTCACCAAGTTCCTTTGAGACATACCAATACTTATCCCAGAATTGTTCACCAGCCTTCTGGTAATCCTCAAGTGTCAATACTTTCATTAGAATCCTCCTCCTTTTGTTTTCTTTTTGGGACTGTACTGTTTCAACATTTGTTTCAGTTTATCATCATCATAGAGATCCATCAACTGAAGTTGTCTGTCAATAGCGAACTGAAATACACTACCCGGTGACATCTGTTTCAACATGGCAACTGCCACATCATACATCAGTTCTTCTCTCTCATTCTTTTTCATAGTTTGGATAGAACCTCTTTGTAAATGTTTTCTGCAATTGCCTTCATCATCAGAGGTGGTACCATTCTACCAACTCGTTCAGTTTGTTGTGAGTGTGACCCTGTAAGTACAAAGTCATCAGGCAAAGACTGGATCCTTTTAAGTTCAGGAACAGACAGAACCCTGTCCTCATTCCAGTGAATCAGACCACCACTGGCTGTCAATGTAGGAGATGGTTTGTAGAATGACGCTCTTTTTGTGTTAAAACAGTGTCCCTTCTCATGATAATCCATGCCTGACAGGATCTTTTTAGGATCCTTTGGCATCTTCTTGACTACAGTCTGATAGATACCACTCTTGACCATGTGATCTGTAAGAGTTTGGATGTTCTCTGGGTCGTTCTTTACACCGTCAATGATGTCACCGATGGTTGTATCCTTCGATGATGTAGGAGGAAACAATGATGATACGGTCAATACATTCAAACCAATACGATCAGCAATGTCCTGACGGACAGCAATAAAGATCAGTCGTTCTCTGGCTTGACCCACACCATAGTGAGATGACTTCATCACTTTTGACGTGACAAGGTAACCAATCTCCTCAAAGGCATTGGTAATCTTAGCATAATAAGTCTTTGCCTCACCGATTGTCAACCCTTTGACATTCTCAGCCACGATGACTTTAGGTTGAATGTCTTGTGCGACACGGATATACTCAAAGAATAGGTCTTCGATGTTCTCTACCTTCTTACCGTCAGAGTAAGTTTTGGTCTTACCCCAACCATCAGAGTGTTTAGAACCTTCACCACGACACATTGATCCAGCAACAGAGAATGCGGAACAAGGTGGTGACCCATCAAGAATATCCAACTCACCAGCCTTAAGACCAGTCAGTTCTAGGAAGTCTTTACCCTTCAGTTGTTTGATATCATCAGGAACAATAGGTGTAGAAGGGTAGTTTGTGGAGTATGTGTTCCTTGCTTCCTCTACAAACTCATTGATACACAGGATTTTACCACCTGCAAGACGGTATCCCGTAGAAGATCCACCGCCACCAGCGAAGGTGGAGATGACAGTGAACTTGGCTTGTGCCTCACCGTCATACACATCTTGTAATTTGTATGGTAATTTCATGCGAATGTGTTCTTATACTGTGTAGTGTAATATGTTTTTGGAGTTTCGACAACATCTTCGTATAGAGACTTGATACCCATCCCGTCTTGGAATGCTACCTTCTTTCGGTCAATAATATCGTCAGGAAGTAGTCCTCTGAAGGCTTCTTGTAACACAGCCTTGGGTCTGGACTTACCATCCCAGACCAAATCCTGACTCAAACCTAGTGCAGTCTCCACTAATTGTGTATTCAAGAAGGGTAATCGACACTCAATACCGTATCTCATGAAGATTTTATTACATCTTGAGAAGTTTTTACGATGTTGTGATCCAAATAAACCGATACGATAGTCAGTCCAACCCTTGTCTTTGATACCGTGATAACTCATACCGTAGGATGCCCAGAGTTCATCACTACCCTCACCAGACATAATCACTTTGAATCCATCCTCATGAATTCGTTGTGCTAACTGGACACAGGGGTAACCGATTTCTACCTGAGCCTTGTATGGCATCTCGATTGTGTTGATAACATCGTTGATATCATCAACTGTAGGAGGTTTTACCTTGACTTCTCTCAGTTCTACTCCCAAATATTTAGCAACTTCTCTGGCAGACTTCAAATCTTTGGAGTTCTCATTATGAACTGCGGTGTATGTAACCAGGTTTGGAATGTGTTGTGATGCTACAAGGGTGGTGATAGCCGAGTCAATACCACCTGACAGGAGACATGCAACAGGAACATCGGATACAGTTCTCTCGTATGAACCCATCACAATATCTCTATGGACTGATGCTTTGGAGTCAGAGAAGTTCCAATCGTCAGTCTCTTTGATGTGATTTCTGACGTTATACCATATACCTTCTTTCACTTTGTAATCAGGTGTGACTGTAATGAAAGACCCTGGTGGTAACATCTTGATATCTTTACCACTCTCACCCATAGCCAAGAGTCCTTTTATCTCTGAACAATAACTGAAGGATGGAAATAGACCATAAAGAAGTGAGTAATGTAGAGGTACTTCACCGTGCCTATCTCTGACAATAGTGATAGAACCATCACCTTGAGTGTATGCAATAGCAAACATACCCTCCACCATATTTAATCCACTGATACCATACCGATCCAAGATAGCACAAAGAACCTCAGTATCACCTGAAGTTTTTGTATCGATATTCAGTCTGGTTCGGAGTTCTTGGTAGTTCCAGATCGTACCATTAAACACCATGGTAGTGTTACCATACTTAAATGGTTGGTTAGAATCACTACTAGTATCAATAATAGACAAACGGACATGTCCAAAATAGACATTATCCGTTTGAATGATGGCTTGATTGTCTGGTCCTCGGTGGGCTATAGCCTTGAGACCTTGTTCAATTTGTGGAAGGTCAAACCCTCCAATGATTCCACACATTATTTGATAGCGATAACACCGACGAACTGATGATTTCTCCAGAAGATCTGACAGTCTTTGAATCCTGCTTTCATAACCATGTCTCGTAGTTCAGACCAGGTATTGGGTTTCAACATATCACGGAGTTCTTTCTCCTTGTCCATGATTTGTTCAGCAGTGAATGTCTTTCTCTTGTAGTCATAGTGATTGAAGGTGAGGAGTTCTTGGAAGAACGCGTTCTCACACATCAACTTCTCTGCAAAGATGAATGCACCACCCTCATTCAGACCATCATAGATCTTATTGATAGTCTCTTGTCTGGTAGTCTTGGGCATGAACTGTAGGGTGAAGAGTGATGTCACCAGAGAACAGTTCCTGAACTCATAGTTAGTCACATTACCACGAACCCACTCCAACAATGCACCAGGATGGTCCTTACGGATTTCCTTAAAACGTTCCTCAAGATTATCATAGAAACTACCAGCAAGTTCTACACCCACATAGTGAGCATACTCACGGTTAGGGTTGTTACCAATAATCATCTTGGTCAATTTACCTGTGGAACAACCCACATCCACGACTTTGGTATGATCTTCCACAAAGTATCGTGAGAACGATACAGTATCCTCTAACAGGTTTGAATATCCACGGATACTATCGTTGATGTGATTGTCAAAACCTTCAGGTGAGTGTGCGAAAGAAAAATCGTAGGGCATATTATTTACCGTTTGTTTCGTATTGTAGTTGATCGTCAATCATTTTGTCCAGTGTGGCAATCACATTACGGACATCAACGATACGTGCCGGGGTACAGGTAGGGTCAATAGTATAACCTTTCTGTTCCATGTACAATGCCTGACGGACCACGGCAGCTTGTTGTAAATTCAATTCAAGATTGATCATTGTTCATCCTCTAGTTTAACACGATAGATTGTTCTCTTTGCAAATCGTTGGTCGATCTTCAGTTTACCGATATACAGACCAGCAATCCAAAGAGTAAAAAGGAACCCTTCAAAGTATGTCATTGAGTTCCATGCGTGTACAGCTTCACCCATCAGAGATCACCTTGTTTACGGTTTTCAGAATAATGAACATCAAATGCTCCTTCAGGATATCGTGCTGACAGTTTCTCCACATTCATTTCCAGGACTTCATCAATAGAAATATCGAGTGCCATACACGCCTGAGCAACATACCACATGATATCACCCAGTTCACGCTTCATATGAAACGCATTGTCTTCGTTGTAGGGTTTACCTTGAAGAAAGATCTTCTTCACAACCTCAGTAAATTCACCAGCCTCTGCACTGATACCAAGTGCGGCAGTCAGAAGTTGTGATACATTACAATCATCTCTTACTTCCAATTCAGACAAACGTGCTGCAAGAGTAGGATAATCAAGACTTGGTTGACTAGTAGTTTGTCGAACAAACTCTACGTATTTTTGTGGATCGATTGTCATAAGTCTAATGGTTCTTGTTGATTTTCAGGTAAAATAATTTGTGCGGGTAGTTCTAGATCATTCAGTCTTTTACTAAAGATGTCTACAACTGTTGGGGGTGGATCGAGATATACGATAGTCCAAGTGTAACCGGGATTGTTCATGATATGGTAATCAGCATCTTGTTGTCTCCCACAATGTCGATACCTCTTACCCATTTCATCTCTCACCTCATAGATGAATGGTCTCTGGAGTTGTGCCAGCTCATTCTGTAACTCTCTGTTAGTCAGTCCCATATCAGAACTTGAATCCTTCAAATGATTTTTTGGGTTTCTCCTCGTAATTATACTCCTCATCTTGCTTGCTGTCAAGGAGGTCATCCTGGGCGGTCTGCTCACAGTCGAACAGTCTCATCTTGGCACGGTCGATACCGACCACAAATCTCTTGTAGATACTCAGATCGTTGTATCGATTCTTGAGTTGCTTTACAAGTATCTGTCCAAGCCCCTCGAGCTCTTCAGTAGAAATAAGGGCAAACATAAGATCAGCAGTAGCAGGGAGACCAAAGGACTCACTTGTATCAGTAAGCTCAACATCAGAGCTACCATAACCAGAACGAGTGGTCTGCGTGGCAGAAACGATAGGGACGTTTGCTTCAACAGCCAATCCTCTAAGTTCTTCAGCAATTGACTTAATAACCGTATATGAATTGACATTGCTACCAGCGCGATATCGTGAGGAAGCACATATATTAAGGTAATCAATGAAAATAATATCAGGTCTAAATGATTTCTTAAGTGCAAGCTCATTAAGAAGTGACTTAAAATGTCCACTATGCGCACTCGCGGTAGGATACTCTTTAATAATTAGAGTACCTTGTGTCTTTTGTGCCAAGTTATTAACCTTTGTTTCAAAGGTTTGTTTTGGAAGTTCAACAATGTCCTGGATATTGACGTTCAATAAGTTGGCATCAATACGTTCTGCAATCTTTTCCTCTGCCATCTCCATAGTGATATACAAAACATTCTTGTTTTGTAGGAGTGTGGCAGATGCCATGTGACACATGAACAGTGACTTACCAACACCAGTACCAGCCAGGGCAATATTCAGAGTCTTATTAGGTAGTCCACCTTTGGTGATCTTATTAAAGAAGTCAAGGTCAAACTCGATACGGTTCTCCCTCTTGTGGTATAACTCATACCGTTCTTCGTAGTCATTTAGATAGTCATGACCTACATGATTATCGAAACTGACAGACAGTGCGTCAGAAAGAATAGAGGGTATAGCATCAGGAGCCTTCTTATCATCCTGACCATCTGCGATCTGAATGGACTCCATCAGTGCCAGATAGATGGCACGTTCCTTACACCACTTCTCTGTGGTATTACACAACCATTCAAACTCCTGTGGTTCAGGTTCAAGACAACCTACCAACTGAATCAGTTCTTTGAATGACTGTTCGGTAACATCACTCCTCTTCTCAATCTCAATACTCAAAACCTCCTGTGTAGGTGTCTCATTGTACTGATTTACAAAGTCACAGATCTCCTCAAAGACAACCTTTTGATTAGTGTCCTGAAAGTATTCTGGTTTGATGAAGGGTATTGTCTTCCTTAGGAACTCTTCATTGTGTAATAGGTTCTTGAGAACAAGAAACTCAACCCTCTCCATAACTAAATTCTTTACGTGCGATTTGATCTAACTGTTCCAATACCTCAGGGGTAAAGTATGTCTCTGGGTCCTTGAGGATTGCCTTGGCATATACCTTCTTACCATCTATCTCATAACGACCTGCAACGTTCTTCCAAAGTCCGCCGAGCTCACCGAGTTCAAGAAGACCGTAATATCGATCAAGACCACGCTCGTCATAATAAAGGCGTACCGTAACATCTTTGTTCTCCTTACTCAATCTTGACTTGTGGGTTTTAGCTTTGATGAGATTGCCGACAACAGCTGTTCCATCCTTTTCCTTTTTCTTACTGAGATAAATGATCGTAGACGCGGCATACTTGAGGCCACTGCCTCCTCCCATTTCCTTAGTCGGGACGTAAGCCCCGATGACATCGTAGGTATGATTCGTGACAATGAGCGGTACATTTGCTTGACCTAGTTTAAGTGTGAGCATGCGGAATGCACCTTTGACAAGTTGTGATTTGGTCATGTCTCTGACCTGTTTATCGTCAAGGGCGTCTCTGATTTCTTTCTCTGTAGATAACATACCCAGAGAGTCTAACACAAACATACAAGGTCTGCGTTCGTCTTCTGATTTCTTCAGGTATATATCAACAGCCTTCAGAGCTTTGGTTCTGAACTCTTCGATGGTAACGACATTAACAACGACGACACGAGAAAGGTCAACACCACGACTCGCGAGTAGGGATTTATTAACTGCGGCCTCAGTGTCAAAGTAGAGGCAGTAACCGTCAGGATTAGAATCGAGGAAATTCTTAACAACCGCAAGTGAGAAGAAAGTTTTTCCAGTAGAAGACTCCCCAGCAATGGCAGTAATCTTATTCCCAGATACACCCCCAAATATACTACCTGAAACGAGTCCGTTAAAAATGTACGAACCCGTATCAACAAAGGTTTCTGTGTCGTCGATGTCTGCTGCGAGTTTTGTGTAGTCATCTCCAATCTCTTTAACAATGTCTTTAAGGAAATCCATCAGCCAAAAAATAGTTCAAGGTTTACAGTCTTCTCAACATTCCATCCAATGGCATCAAGAATGGTCTTGAGTGGGTCAAGGAAAGCTTTGTTGAATTGTAGTTCGTAATCGATATATTTGTCAACACCAATTTCCCTAGGGAACTCTGAGATAAAGGAGATCACATTCTCCCTGATAGGGTTGGCCTTCTTGAGATAGATGAACTTAATCTTCTCACCGTTGTTGATGTAGGAATACTTGTTCTGTAGTCCCTTCTCTTTGATATAATAATTATATAGAAGAGCACCACGAACATGGATTGGAGAACCCTTGGCGTAGATAGTTGAATGACTCTTGTGTTTCTTCACATCAGAAACTGACCGAGGGAATGCGATTTCCTCTGGTGGTAACTTATTGAATTGTTGTCGGGAGTCTTCGATGAATTGGATTACATCATCTTCAGTTCCATTCATCATCAACTTAAGGGCGTCCTTAATCATGGTCCTACAGGGCGCAGGAGTCGATGACTTCACAGCCTCGATACCCATGATCTTCAGTTTAGGTTCTGAATATCTTACCCCTTCACTATCCCACACGTTGAGAATGTATCTCTTCTTTGCTGTCCAGATTCCACGGTCTGCAATGTTCTCCCGTTTCATCTGCATTTTCTGATCGTAAGCGTTTACATACGACGCAAGTTCTTGATACGACGTGTCGATAAACGGTTCCAGTTTTTCTTCGCAGACCTTGTTAAGTAAGGATACAACTGCTGCTTTGTCGCCAGACTTAGAACTAAGAAATTTATCAACAACAGGTCCAAGGTTAATATAGATTGAGTCAGTGTCAGATGCAATGACATAATCTGTGTCTTGAGTTTGTAACAGGTTATTTAGATAACCGTTCATCTTATTCTCAATCCAGCGGATAGAAGTTTGTCCTGAAAGTGTGATAGCTTCTGCGTTTGCAAGTTTGAAGAAACGGAAGTATTGGTTACCAATCGCACCATAACAAGAGTTCAGAGCAATCTTACGAGCCATCTGAAAGTTATTGTATTTTGCAATATCCTTCTCTAATTGTTTGGTCGGGTTCTTCTCATACTCCTGTTTGGCCTGGAGCATTTTCTTCTTGTAGATCTTACGTTCTGCATACATCTTCTCCATCAGTTTAGGCATGAACCCTTTGATGTCTTTACGGAACATAGCACCGTTTGCACACACGGCATAGTCCTTATACATCTCAAAGGTCAATTCCTTATTCAGGATCTTGTCACAGGTGACAGACGGATGTTTCTCCTCCACCAGTGTCTCAGGAGAGATGTTGTATTGCATCATCAAGTGTGGATACAGGGAGTTAAGGTCAAACGACACCACCCAGTCATAGACACCAGGTTCAGGTTGTTTCACATAGGCACCCTCATACCTCTTGTCCTTCTCACTACGGTCACGGGGAGGGATGACAATATTTCTCTTCTTCAGATAGTTGTAGATGATGGTATCCCACATCCTGACCTGATACATCACATCAACAAAGTTCACCTTGGCGTCATATGCCATGGTCAATGCCAACTCAATCAGTTTCATCTTGTCTTCCATCCGGTCAACAAGTTCCACGTCAACGATGTTGTAGTCTACAAACTTCTTCCAGTTACCAGTATAAAAGTCCTTGAAGGTATCAAACTCACTATGATCTAGTTTCTTCTGACCAAGTTCTACCTCAGCAATAAAGTCCAGTCGATAACTCTCTCTGTTGGTATAGGTAAACTTCTTATACAGTTCGAGATAGTCCAGTGTAGTGACACCAGCAATATCAAAGGTGTTGAACTCACGTCCCATAATCGTAATTCGTTCCTCACTGATGATACCCCATGGTGACAACAGTTTCATCTTCTTTGTACCCATGATCCGATCAATGCGGCCACAGAGATAAGGGATATCATACAGACGACAATTCCAACCTGTTACAACTTCAGGAGGGTTGGAGTTCCACCAATACAAGAATGCATTGAGCATTGCAATCTCATCATCAAAATGATAATAAGTTACATTATCCTGTGATGGTGTATAAGGATGTCTGCCCCAGGTTTTAATCTGTTTGGTAGCATAATCCTGAATAGAGATAGTCAATAACTCTTCAGCACAATTCTCTGGGTCAGGGAACCCTTCTTCAGATTTAACCTCGATGTCGATTGTGACAAGATTGATTTTCTTGATATCAAACTTGATCTCATCTTCAGGATATTTGTCAGATATGTATTGGAATACATATCGGTCATTACCGTAGATCTTAAAATTATCTACTTCGTCATACTTCTTGTAGAACTCTCTACAATCACGAACAGTTCCTGGTTGAATAGGTTCTACATTATCTCCTTCAAGGGTTTTATACTTTGATTCACGTTTTGATTTTACAAATAGAGTGGGAGAATACTCTTCTTTGAATTGAATACTCTGCCCGTTTTCATAACCACGGACCAGGAAGTTGGCACCAACAACCTGGACATTTGTATAAAACCTCATTCCTTCACCAGGGTTTCGTATTTGTCAATTAGTTTACCGTTAGGATCTGCCATAGTCAAGATTTTATCAGAGTGAATCATGAATGTATTTTGACTTGTTAGATTTACCAACCAAGGGGCCAGTGTTCCATCTCCATTAATTACAAATGGTTCAATCAACTTACAATCGGGTTCACCTAGATCAGTTGATACTTCTTCAATCTGTGTGATCAGATTGATATCGTTAGTTAAGATTATCAGTTTGAGATTTTTCATACTTTTCGACTCCATCAAGGAACATGTTTTCTACTTGTTCAATCGGTTCAACGATTGTAACTACCCAGTCAGAAGGGATAGGAATAGTTTTATCCTTACTCATTGGCATCCATGGAAGGAGTTGAATCTTGGAAGGAATCTTAGATGATCCCTCTGTCCTCTCAACATTACTTACCAGATTGACACGACAAGGATACTTTAGATAATAACCAACAACCTTATCCTCCACCAACATCTCAGTGACATCAGCGATAACGTCTTCACCAGACTTCAATAGCATTAATCTTGTACTCATGATTCTACTTTAACTTCGGGTTTAATTTTGTTCTCAGCCTTAACTTCGACAGGAGCAACAGGATCAGGTACAGGATGATACCTTCTGTACCGTACAGTCTCATAGGTTTCAAAAACTTCCTCTGGATTACCGCAGGATGTTTTCTTACGTTGTTCTAAAATCTCATCATAAGGATCTGATTTGACAGAGGGCCATTTTTTGTGTGCGTTCTCAGTCACTTGACGACTGATGACCTCATACTCAACACCGTCACCAGAGGTGGGAAGGACAACATCAACGTGTTCTTTCTTGGCTGCCATAGGACATTTTCACTCACAGGTATCATACCATAAAAAAAGCCGGGTGTCAATGATAGTGGCCATTGAACCCGGGCGGCGACGATATGTTTTATTTAGATGTAGTCTCTTCGTTGGTGGTGTTCGGGAACAACTTTAGTGAGGGTGATTGAGAGAAGTCCGTCTTCAAATACGACGTTGGTGACTTCTGTATCTTCAGCGAGGGTCCAGGCTCTGTCAAAGTCTCGCTGAGCCAATCCCTGGTGGACATACGTCCTGTCCTCACTGGGATTTTCTTTTTTCCCTTCGACATAAAGTTTTCCATACTCGGTGTAAGCATGTACCTCCTCTCTCTTAAATCCGGCTAGTGCAATTTCCAGTCGCGTCTCAGTACTATTTACCTGAACGACATTGTAGGGAGGATAATTGTGAACAGATGCATTCAATACTCTATCAAAGTACGCATCCATACCGATAGAATTCTTTGTAATCCTGTCCATTAGCTGATCTAAGTTGGCAGCATTATACTTTGCAAGTGTCATGAGACTTCTCCTTAATAAGCGAGAGTGTGTTGTGTGGACCCCGAAGGCATCCGTTGGCGTCAAAGGGGGAGCGAACCCCCTGTCCTCTGACATACTAATTATACACCATCCATTAAAAAAACGGGTGTGGAAACCCGCTTGTTATTGTTCGGTTGTCTGGAGTCGAAGTCTGGATCATACTCCGGTTCCCTAGGATCGATACGGGGATCCCACCAAAAGTACATACATTGTTCTAGTCTGAGAGTCTTAAGTGGTTTAGATAGTTTCATTAGTCATCATGATCGTCGAAGGGATCATCTAGATCTTTGGAGGGAGGACCAAATCCCAAGTAGATACCATAACCGGTCAATAATATTAGAACAGCAAAGATACCGTACATTCAACTCTCCTCTTCAGTCTTTCCTCTCTTACCAATATTATACTTCTGTTCCAAAGTCCAGTCTTGTTTATCTTTATAAGACAATACTTTAATCTGATTCAGAGGTGCGATGTCAAGGACAGCATCCTCTTTGACTATCGTAATGAGTCCCCAATCAGCAAGAAGCTTAGTAATACGATTCCTACGCTGAACATCGTTAATAGTAAGATTAGCGTACTTGCCATCAAGAGCAAACAACTCTTTGAAGTGAACGATGAAATACTTACCTTGCTTATGAAGGATGTGACATGACTGATAGAGTTTCTTTTCTTTTCTAGAAGCTACTCCGATACGAGTCAATGTCTCTCTCACTTTGAGAAAGTCATCAGGTTCATTAAGCTTGATCTCAACCATCTGGCTCTGAGACCAATTAACCTGAGGTTCAGCAGTATTTGTCATTTAGTTCCACCAGTGTCAAGTCGTTGTTTGATAAATTCAATTTGTTCATCAGATAAGATTTTCAGAACTTGAGATGCTTTCTCGTTACTATAACCATAGTATTGTTTGACATACTCTATGTCTGATATCTTCTCCTTACGTAACCAAGGAGAAAATCTCTTCCTCTTTCTCAATATATTTAGATAAAAATTATATTGCATGTCCTTATCCAGGAAATGATACCGGTTCATTTCGTTAGCAAACAACACACAATCCAAGTGACCTGACAGACACTTGTTGACAATAAAGGGTGGATACTCCTTGACAAGGGTAGAGTCTTCTTCAATAAGATTCTCCTTATTAAAGTTAATAGAATTCAACCAATCCTTAAGTTCCATATCAAAGAATCAACTTCTTGCTTGGGGTTTCAATCTTAGAGAAAATCTTCTTGTAGTTCTCTACAACCATGTCTTTGGCTTCGATGATGTAGACAATATAATCCCTAGAGATTTTGATTGTAGCGTCATCTGCGGAGAGATAAGACCAGGGAGAAAATCCAATTTGACCTTGTGCATTAGGAAGTGCTACCAGTGCATTCTCCACTTCGACATACTCATCAGTCTCATTGATCTGGGTGTAGATGATCTCTTCACCTGTGTTCATTCGTAATACTTTGACTTCCATGATTTAAATTAGAGTGATAGTGAATACCATAGACCGTCATACCTATCATTGTCAACCAATAAAGTGCAATGGCTAGTGTACCAACGGTCATCATTTTACCGGGATAATCACAGAACGCATTGTTCCGTCCCAGTTGATTTTCTACAGTCGTGTAGATGTTCTGTTTCTTAATCAAAATTGACCCAGGGCATCCACCCCGTCATCTCCTCTACAAACTCTGTTGTACTCTCTCTGGCAATACGAACTTCGTTTACCATCTCCCTATATCCAGACCCAACATACACTTGCCCCGCCACCACTGAGACAGTTGCAATGCCCCAGAACACATAGTACCAATGTGATTTAATTTGTTTCAACATTTTTGAACCTCATAATTTCAACAAAACACTCTTCGAGTGTATCACAGAACCCAGTCACATGATTGTTACTTTCTTCTAGGTTCCAGATATATTTACCAAGCTTCTTACCCTTGTATTCTACATCCTTGGATAACTCAATTTGGATATTCATTACTTTTTAAGTTTTTTTATATCAATAATTTCTGGTTTTAGTGTTTTTGGTTTTTCTTGTTCTTTCCAGTCAAAAGGAGTTTTATCTTTCAACCAATCAGGACAAACAAAAGATTCTTGTTTAACTTCAAGAACAACCCATTGTCCATTTTTACGAATAAGTCTTCTCTCAGGAATCATATCGTCCACAAAATTTCCCTTTTCTCTATTACAATTACTACATAAGTCTTGAAGATTGTTTAAATCTAAACGCATTGACCAAAACTTCCTTACTGGATAAATGTGATCTACATGCATTCTGATATCCTTTCCTTCAACACCGCATTGATTACACCTTCTGGTCCCATTACGTTCATAAACAGATCTTATGTGTTCACTTCTTACTTTTTTCCATTCATTACTGTGATACCATCTTGAAGCAATGTCCTGAGAAACTTGAATTGATGGACTTTCAACTTTTTTTCCTTTTGGTTTATTCTCTAATATTCTATTGTGTTGTTCTGATCCGTATTCAATCCAAACATGTCTTTTTTTAAAACTATCCCATTTTCTATAATGAGATTTTTTAAATTCTTCTTTTTCAAATTCTTCAAATGATTTGATTGATCCATCTTCATTTTTAATCCACCTAGTCATTTAAAGTTACACTCCACCATGATTTCAGTAAGACATGCCAACATGTTTATTTCTTGGTCCGCGACGAAAGAACTCTGATACTGGTACTTAGCAATAATGAGAACAGCAGCAGCAATCCCTGCACCATCCAGTTTTGTATATACAGCATCGTAAACACTACGAAGCAATACATTAGGATCGTTGTCAAGATTATCGACCACCCACTTACGTACCTTTGAGAAGTCTTTCTCCTTAAGGTTTCTAAAGAGTTCATCAGTTTTGACATTACTAAATGCTGCAAGGATACCTGTGTCAATCTTACCACTGACTGAATATCTTTGTAACTCATTCAGAACACGTCTCCAATCAGGAAAGTGTTTCTGAATAAGTTCTACCAAGACCTTGTTATCATATTCAATACTTTCTGCAGCCAAGATTTCTTGGAGACGTTTGAAGAAGAGTCCGGCAACCTCCTGCCGTTCCTTTCCTTTGATGGCGAAGTCAATGACGGCGCAACGGGAATGGAGGGGGGCAATGATTTTGTTCTTGTAGTTACAGGTAAAGATGAATCTGCAATTGCCAATGAACTCCTCAGTAAACGCCCGTAGGCAGAGTTGAACATCTGGGGTTGTGTTGTCAGCTTCGTCAATGATGATGACTTTGTGTTTAGAATCTGACGAAAGCGAGACGGTCGAAGCGAAATTCTTCGCATTGTTTCTGACAGTATCCAGGAATCGTCCTTCATCG